GAGCTGGTGGATCTGGTGGTAGTGCAGCAGTAAAAGTTTCTTCATCTTATGATGCCTCTAGTAAAAGTGCCGATATATATTTAGATGTAGTAACTATTGGTGCTGGTGGCACAGGTGGAGATGTTTCTGCAGCAGGTTACTCTGGATGGGACGGTGGAGATGGTGCGGCTGGTGCGGTTCAGCACAGTTCTCTTATGGGTTCTACAGAAACAAAAATAGTTGAAGATTTAGCTACTAATAAATGGAATACTATTGGATCTTACGCATGGTTAACTACAGGACAAAATAGCACAACTAAGCTAGTTCCTAATACAGTCCTTGCTGGAACAGGTTTGTACCCAGCTGGCTTTAGAACTGGTGGTCAAGGATCTCATAGTAGTATACTTGCTAGTTATGACCCCACTGCATTATCTGGAACTTGGAGAGTAATGTGTGGAACTAATGTTAGTAGTTATCAAGCTGGATTATTTGTGAGGGTTACATAATGGAATATAGAAATGCAAAATATGTAACAGAAACATCTATTGAGTGTGAAATTAATCATCCTGCTTTAGGTTGGATACCCTACGGTATTGCCGATTATGAAGTTGACCCTTTTGCAATTTCTTTAAATACAATTTTAAAAGGTTCTATGGAAGCTAATGATAATGTTGAGGCTTACTCTGCGCCTAGTAATGAAGTGTTAAGTTTAAATATTAGAGCACAAAGGGACAGCATACTAGGAACTATAGTAGATCCTATAGTAAGTAACCCATTAAGATGGGCAGATATGTCTTCTGAAAAACAAGAAGAGTGGACAGTTTATAGACAAGCTTTATTAAACATACCAGAGTCTTCTGGTTTTCCAAGTAATGTAACTTGGCCTACGCAACCAACATAAAGGAAACTAAATGAAGTTATTAAGTGGCCCTGAGTTGGCTGATCAATGGCATATTATAAAACCGCAAATAGAAGAAGCTATAGTGCATGGCAGCGGTGTTGTCACATCTCATGGACTGTTCTTACAATGCCTTGGTGCAGTAGGACAGTGCTGGGTAAGAGATGAAGGTGGTGTTTGTATAACACGCTTTGAAGAAATAGAAGGTAAAAAGCAGTTAGCTGTAGTTGCCTGTACATCTCCAGGATGGTTCTCTCATGGACCAGAGTTGTTAGAGACACTGGAAGAATTCGCACGAGCCACTAACTGCAAAAGAACTGTAGTGTATGGACGTAAAGGTTGGGCTAAAGCCCTTAAGAAATATGGATATTATGAGCCGTTTATAACGCTCATTAAGGAGGTTTAATTATGGGTGGTGGTGGAAATACAGCAACAACAACAACAGGTTTACCAGATTGGGCAAGACCTTATGTTGAGCAAAGCCTAGGAACAGCTCAAGACATTTATGAAACAGGTGGCATGAATCATGTTGAAGGTTTAAATCCTGAACAAATTTCAGCTATGGAAAGACAAAAACAATTAGGTGGATCTGGTGGTGTATATGATCAGATTGCAGCTGATAGTTATGGAGCTACACAGGCTTATAGGGATGCTGCCTCTGGTACTGGTTTGTTTGGTGCTGATGCATTGGGTCAACAAACTCAAGCTATGCAAGATTCTATAGGAACTGCAGTTGGTGATATCTTAGGTCAACAACAAGGCCAGTATTCACGAACAGGAAACCTAGGTGGTGCTAGAGCACAAGCTGCTCAAAATCAATCTGCTATGAAAATTGGTGGTGATATGGCTGCAGCTGAACTAGCTAATCGTAGAAATGCTGCTTTAACAGGAGCTGGTGGTGTGCTTGGTGCTGGTGCTGGTCTTCAAGATCAGTTTGGGTATGGTGCAAATACAGTAGGTCAAGTAGGTTCAGCCTTACAACAGCAAATGCAAAATGAAGGTGACTCTGCTTATCAAGGTGTTCAAAGATTATTTGGACTCTATGGATCTCCTGCATTAGGTCAGAAATCTGTGCAAACAGGTGGAGGTAAGTAATGGACCGAATAATTAAAGGTTATAAAATGGGTGGTAAAGTTAAATACTACAATGAAGGAACTCCTAAAACTACTACAGGATTACCTGTTGGTGGTAATGCAGCTTCTGCTATTGCAAGTTACCTAACAGCACCTTTAACTGGAACTTTATCATATGATCCAACTGCAGCTCAACAAGGTGATGCATATTTAAAAGCTGCTAAAGAACGTAGAGAACTTAGAGATAGTTTAAAAGAAACTGACTTGACACCTACACAGCAAGCTATTGTAATGAATAATTCCAATGAAGATAAAATGGAAGAAAGAAAAGAAAAAGGTGGTGATTTATATCAATACAATTATTTAACTGACCCAGCTACTGTAGCAGCTAATGCTGAAATGGATAGATTAGGAATTGATCCAGATAGGAATGAATCAACATTTTCTGGTGGTGGTGCAGATGGTCAAGGTAACTTTGGTACATTTGGAGATTACCTTGGTGGTATTGGAGATGCATTAGGAGTAACTGATTATGCAGGTAAGGCTGCAAAAAAAGCAGCAGAAGAAAAAGCATACAATCAAAAAGTAATGTCTAACTTTGCTGATAACTATGGAAATAAAAAAGAAGACACTCCATCATATGATTACTCTTATGGTAGTGACTATGCTTACTATAACCAAGGCGGTCCTATAGGGTATAACGCTGGTGATAAAGTTTCACCTAGCGGTGTTAGCCTAGCACAAACACGGCTTGATGAAGAAGAAGAAAGGATACGTCAACGGAATATGATGACAGCTCAAATTAGGCAACAACAGCAAGGACCATTAGGAATGATAGGTTCTCATGTGGCTGGTAAAGCAATTAACAAAGGGTTAGAAGATGCTGCCTTAAAGGTTGGAGTTAATGCAATACCTGTAGTGGGTCCATTCCTTGCAGCATTTTTATAATAGGAGATTATTATGATTGATAAAACAGATCCGACAAATCGAGATACTGTCCCTGCAATGTTAACTCCAGGAGAATTTGTTGTTAATAAAGAGGCATCAGAAATGTATGGTCCAGTAATAGAACAAATGAATCAAGTAGGTTTAGAACAAAGAGCTATGGGTAATGAACAACTTGAATCTTCTATGGTAAATTTAAATATAGGTGGTACTGGAAAACCAAAAGATTTAAATAAAGTAGCTAGAGTTCCTATAAGAGTTCAAGTTGCTGAACATGAAGGTTATAGAGATTATGTTTATGATGATGGATCAGGTAACCCTACTATAGGATACGGACATCTTCTTCCAGATAGTTATAAAAAATTCATGTGGGATGGGAAAGATCCAAAGACACAACATAAACCTTTTTCTACACAACAACTAAAAGATATGTTTACCCAAGATCTTAAAGAAGCTGAGAAAGGTGCTAAGAATAATTTTAGTAATTGGGATACACTTCCAAAACCTGTACAAGATGGTCTTACAAATATGGCTTTTCAACTTGGTGAAGCTGGACAATCTAAGTTTAAATTGATGCGTAAAGCTGTTGAAAATAATGACTTTGAGGAAGCAGCTGTTCAAGCTCAAGATAGTCTATGGGCTACTCAAACTCCTACACGATCAACACATCTTGTAAATATATTTAAAGATCAAAATCCAAAAAGGTCAACTGATCCTATAGCTTCAGGTTATCAAGAGTATACTCCAAAAGACTTTATAAAAGAAGCTGATAAAATGAATACTCCAGGATCTGCTATGTTATCTATACCAGAGCTAAAGGAGGCACCTCCAATGTATGCCATTCCCAGCACTAATATTGCTAACAATTCTAAGCCTGTACCTGATAGAACTTTTAATGAAGCGTTTAAACAAGCTCGTAAAGATTTGGGAGCTGGTAAAGTTTTTAATTTTAATGGTAAAAAATTCAGTACTAACTATGCTGAAGAAGATAAAGCAATGAAAGCTAACATGGGTGGCAAAGCTTGTTCTTGTGGAAATAAAAAAGTATGTGATTGTGGTTTAGATATGACATATGCAAACATGGGAAAGAAAATACCAACTCAATATTTAAATTTTGGAGATTATGTTAAAGGTCTTTTAGGTTTTAATTCAGAACAACCTGATGATGAAGATCTTTTAAGTAACTCTTCTATGAGTATAGATCAAATAGCAAAACAAAGAC